TACAGCATGGTAGGTCTGACATTACGTCGAGCCCTCAACCGTCTAACGCTCAAATAATTATTAGAGGCCCGGTCGGGGTTAATGCTGAAATATCGGACGTTTTACGAATACAAGCGTACGGGTTCGATCGGTTCACGGGTCGCGTTTCGGACGTCACGATAACTCATTTATCAAGCGAACCACCCGTAGCAGTCTCTACCATTACCGGCATAGGTGAACTATCCCGAGTGGGTTTCGTCGAAGTAGGAGCAACCGGGTGGCCGCATGAGTCGGTGCGTCAACGGGTCGAAGACGTGTTAACCACCGTGGGCATACCTTTCCTTAACGGGGCCGACCCGGACGTTCAACTACATCAAGTTACCGGTTCAGACATTCAACCCACTAACGCGCTCACTTACCTTAGCCAAATAGCGGAATGGGCCGGAGCAACCTATTTCGATAACCCGTCCGGGAATATCGTATTTGAATCCTACGGGGAACGCGGTATAACCTCATTTAGTGGCACATGGGCGGGCACTCTCGGCACTTGGGCCGCGCAAACCCTCCAATGGGATGAGTTCGGCATAATCCTACCGCCCACGGTCATCCCGCCGGAAACGGTTATTTTTACCCCAACATGGTCACGCACCCGCCAAAGCATTATTAACTCCGTAACCGTTTTGGGGTACAACGAGACACACGAAACCACACAAACGGACTCCGCAAGTATCGCCGCCTACGACCTACGCGAATATAGGCTAAACACCGAGCTTCGATATTCCGCTGACGTTATCGACCGGGCCGGGAACATTATTACCGCCCAAGCGAACCCCTTATGGAGTCTTGGCGCCATTTCTATATTGGTGCATAACCTTGACGAAACAACCCGCGATCTCGTGCTTAGCCTCGTGTCAGGTATGGCCGTGTCATTATCGGATTTACCGCAACCGGCCCCGGTGGCTAACTATCTAGGTTTAGTGGAAGGTTGGGGTGAAGTTTATGTACCCGGTGAGCATATTCTTACTTTATCACTTTCCGACCCACGTTATTCATTCCAAACAATTACATGGGGTGAGGTCGATCCCGCGCTAATATGGGGTGACGTACCGGCAGACTTACAATGGTTCCAAGTACTCAACGACAATTCGCTAGCCGCATAGGAGAAATGAAATGGCAGTAACAGCAAACGGGACTCCCTATGTGGAGTCGAGCGACTTAGTCGCTAACTATCCCGCGGTGTCTCTGGCACTTGCCGAGCACATAGACGACCTACCCGCCGCTATTTTGCAGGTGGTGAGGGCAACGGACGCTACACAGCGCACCACCACTAGCACGAGTTTTGTTGATGTCACGGGCATGTCAGTAACTATCACGCCTCAAAAGGCCACTAGCAATTTAATAATTGTGGCTATTGGTTATGCGTTAGCAAACAACCCCGGCGGAGACTCACGAGTCCGTTTCCAAATAACAGACAGCGCGAACACAGCATTATCGGGCGCTCAGTCTATGGGGTTAGGATTATCAAGCGGGTACACGGGCCTTGTTAATGCGAACCTTAATATTTGGGGTTATGTAGCGGCAGTAAACACTACCTCTCGAACCTATAAATTACGGTTCAATGTTCCTGGCGGTACCGGATACCTAAACGGTAACGACAACACTTCACAAATGTATGCAATCGAGGTCAGCGCATGATAAACACACAACAAGCAGTAATGTCCCTACGACCCGGTGTGGAATGGTCAATGAACGGTGACGATGTTGAGGGCATTATCTGGCACACACCAGACGTCGAACCATTAACCACCGCTGAAGTTGAGGCCGAAATCAAACGCCTAGAAAAAGCCGAAGCGGACAAAGTTAAAAAAGATCAGGAAGCAACCGCCGCCGCTATCGCACACGCGAAAAGCCTCGGTTTTACTGATCAAATGATTAGCGTTATGTACCCCAATCTAGGAGCCTGACATGTCTAAAATCGATGAAGAACTACACACCGACACAGCACCAGAAGCCGAAGTAAAGCCGGTGAAAAAAACGACACCGAAACCGGTCAAACCGCTCACGCAGACAGACCGAGCACGGGCAGTAGTCCGCGCCAAACTCAAAGGCTAGACCCGTGGACGTCGGCGACACAGTAGGAATCGTGGCAACAGTGCTGGGAATCCTCGCCCTCATGGGCACCGGCCTAGTGTGGCTAATCCGTAACGTGGTGCGCGACGAAATCAAAAAGGCCACGATGCCGATACAACCCGGCTACCGGAACGGCGGCGAATCCCTCGCCGACCTTGCCCAGAAAGTCGACCGGCTCATAGCCCGAATGGAGGACACACAATGATTAAGAAATGGCTAGCCGAAACGTGGGAAGGTTCCCTCGTGAAAATAGCGGGTGGAGCTGCACTGGGCGCGGTACTCTCATGGCTTATGACTGCGGACGTTCACCCGCTCATTGTGGCGCTCGGTGCCGCAGTGATCCCGGTGATTATTAACGCGCTGAACGGTGACGACCCTCGATACGGAAGGCACAGTGATGGCAAAACTCTGTAAGGGCGGTGTCCGGCTACGTGATCAAATAGACCACAGGTGGCCTAAGCGTGACAAGCGTAGCGACGGCTGGATAGGCGACAGTGCACACGCGGCCCGGAAATCTGACCATAACCCGAACAAAGCCGGAATCGTTCACGCCATAGACATAGACGAGAACATGGGGAAAGGTAAGAACCGGAATGGGCGCACAGCCCGGATACTTGCTAACCAGTTGCTCGACTATGCATCGTCTAATCTACCGGGGGCTAACCGACTGAAATACGTTGTCTACGAAAACCGGATAGCGTCCGGTACGTACCGGAAAACGTGGTGGACATGGCGACACGGCAACTGGGGCCACACAGCCCATATTCACGTATCCTTCACGAGCTACGCAGACCGCGACGGGTCAGTATTCCCACTTCCAATCTTGACGCGTTCACCGATCAAAAAAGCACGGTGGACACGCGATCTACGGAAAGCACGAAAAGCACGCACATAAGCGGTACTCTGACACCCGAAAGGGGAACACATGACCGAATATATTAAACCCGGAGAAGCCGCCGAACTACTCGGTGTAAGCCGGGACTCCATTAGACGGTACGCGGACGCGGGCCACATTGACGCTATTACCACACCGGGCGGACAACGCAGAATCAACCGGCACAGCGTAGAAACCTACACGGGCAAACGGACGCGCATAAGTAGCACGGTCACAGTGATTGAACAGCCGTGCTAGGCGAGATTGTGTTGTGTGCGGCACTAATAACGGCACCGGCTTGTGTGGCGAACTCCGACGCTGCTAAAGACTGGAAAGGCCACGAGCCCAGTTTGTACACGGGGAAGCATTACCACAAAAAATGGGCAGGGGTTCGCAAGTGCATAATGCACAGGGAATCCCGGTTTAACTATAGGGCACGGTCAAGTGTTTCAAGTGCTGCAGGGGCGTATCAATTTTTGGATAATTTTTGGAGAGTGTCTTTAACGCACATGATGATCAAAGAATCAAAGGCCACCAAAGACGGACTTATTCCCGATATTAAAGCTCTACGGAATAAGCCGATCGAAAAATGGAACCGCTACTACCAAGACCGAGCCTTTTACACGGCGTGGGATAATGGAAGGGGGGCGGATCATTGGAACCAGACTCGACACGGATGCTAACCAGTTACCACGTATTCGAGCTAAATGACCTCGATCAACATGGCCAAGTCCTTATCGTGCTTAGGGACGGCAAACCGACCCTAAGTTACCGGGAGTTCACTTCGCACAGGTGGAGCCCTGAAATCATGCCGAACACGCCGAATCCGTGAAAGTGCTTGACAGTGCGCCACCGCATCGTAAAGATAAGGCCACAGACATTCCAGGGGAGGGGAAGCCCCAGACCTCGACCATATGAGAGTCGGGGATGTCTCCGGTGGGGCTCCTTTCTAGTGGGGAGCCTCACCAACACACTAGGCACTAGGACGAAAAGGGGAACCATGAAAGAACAGCCAGCACTATTCGACACTATCGGCGACATGGATTTAGACATGCCGCCACACTCTTGCACAGGCCTACTCTGCACTTATTGCGAGAGGTTTAACCGTGAGGACGCTCACACGCTAGCCATGATCGACCCTAAATGGCGCATGCAAGCCACGATATACCGCAAAAACATCGCGATAGGTGGCCTCCTAACAGCGGACGATCTGATAGAGCACATAGGACTCCCGGCGGGTTCGTCGAATCAAGTCGGCGCGCTATTTAGGTCATGGCATCAAGCCGGGCTAATCGCTTCACAAGGGAACTATGTGCTAAGCACACGGGAGTCAAATAACAGCCGTTCAATTCGGGTGTGGAGGCGAACAGCATGAGCCCCGCAATACTAGGCCTAGTGTGCCTCACTTGTGGGCTCGTAATCGGGTTTATATGGGGTCATGTGGGGGGCCAAAAGTGAGCGGCTACAACCTCGACGGGTATATAGACGTCCCTAGCCGAATAAAGTTGTTCAAGGCCGCATATCCGGACGGATCCTTGCAAATGGATCCACCGGAGTTCGTCGAGGTCGAGGGAAAGAAATGGGTTATAGGCAGGGCATACGCCTACCGCACACCGGATGATCCACGGCCCGGGATCGGTACGGCTTGGGAGATAGTCCCCGGTACGACACCGTTCACTCGCGGGTCAGAGCTGCAAAACCTTGAAACGAGTTGTTGGGGGCGGTGCATTGGTGCCCTGGGAATCGGTGTGGACGCCAGTATTGCCACACTTGACGAAATCCAACACGCTAAAGAACGATCTAAGGTTATGCGCACGACACAAGCCGACCCTGACGACCCATGGACAACACAAGCCCCACACGTCTTTGTCGAGAAGGAAGGTGCTCGGAGCCTAGGAGCCACGAGTAAGGGTTCTTCGATGTACCCGGCGACAGCTGCACAAGTCAAAGCGATTCACGCGATCTTAGGCAAGCAAGGCGTTAAAGAGGATCTCGACAAACTAGCCAAGGTTAACGAGTACCTGACCGGGCACATGTCCGAGGCAGTCGCGTCGATCACTGACCTTGATAAGCACACGGCATCGCAGTTCATTGACGACATACAAACGGGCGCATAATGGCAAACAATAATGGCAAAGAAGTAACGGAGCACCCTCGCCAAATAAAGACCGGTGGCCATGGAAGAATGACAAAGCAACAGGCCAAGTCATTAAAAGATAAATGGAATGCAAAGATTCACGGCACCTGTGACAGTGACAACGGTGACAATGCCTCACAGGATGTCACTCCGCCATGATGCTAGGAGTAGCGCGTGATGCCCTTGCGCTCGGATCTCAAAAGGGTAGGCAATTGACCAGTATGCCGGAGGAAATAGCACTGGCCTTGCGTAGCACAGGCGACACGCCCGACCCCGTAGGTAGGGTAAGTATTCCCGAAAACTAACCACCACAGAGGCGCGGTCTTGATTCATCAAGATCGAGGACGCGCCGATCCACTAGAGGAGAAACACAATGAGCAACTACGACACACACTGCACACGCAGCGGATGCCCTTGCGACCACATCAACTGCTATAAAGGCTGGATAGACAACACCAAAGGCACATGGCCCTGCATGTACTGCCGCGAAGAACTCACAGGCCGACTAATGCGAGCAGACCAAGCCCGGGCTAAGGGCTACCCACAAGAGGCTATCTCCCGAATCATCATGGGCAAACATAAGGCCAACGCGTGACCACCACCAGTACCGGCAGGGGTAGGAGCACCAGCGCATATC